AACCTAATCAGTTCGATAAGCTGGCAGCCCAATAGAAATATTGGGCTTACCTTAGGCGCCGCCCTGCGAAGGGTCGTGTGGCTAAGGGATGGTGGTCCAACACGCACCTGGGTGTCCACAGTGCTTTACTTTGGGAGATTTGTAGGTGCCATTCAGAGTAAGAATGGATGGAAGGGAGTCGTGGCTTACTTAAAAGCTTGTCACGTACTTCTTAGCCAAGTTCTGGCTAGAAATCCTATTAAGGATTCCCTCCTACTAGGAGCTCGCGTTAAGCGGTCCCGCCAAGGGCTTCCGTTAGTAATTCCGCCTCAAATGCGGGTAGCCATTATGTCGTTTGACAAATGGACTATTAAGATTTGGAGTACGTTATTCTGGTTATATCGAGTGATCGAAATACCCGGAAAACTGAAACTATCTTCGATTACTAAACCTTTCGAGGTTAACTATCTTATAGTTACGGCTTGGACGCGATGGATCGGTCAGTTCCTTCCGGTATTCCTGAAGGTATTGGCAGAGAACAGTAACGGAGAGAAGAGAAATAGATATCTCCAACTTTCTCGTAAGGCAACAGATAAGGTTAAAGCGAACTTCCTGGAATGGAAGTACGTGTCTGAAATGTTAGTACAGTCGACTGGGATAATACCCATTTTCGCTTACTACATCTCCGCCTTTACGCTGCCCACATACAAAACCCGGATGATTTGCCGGGCTCAGAAAATGTGGGAGCTAGATCACGGACCCGAACCTTACGGTAGGGTATCCAAAGATCCTGGAACTTATTTTCCTGGCGTCATTGAATCGCTAAAACCCGAACTGGTTACGTTACTGAAGTCTGGCCCAAATTCTGCAAAGTCGATGGACGAAGGTCCTGGTCCGACGACTAGAACGTCAATAGGATCGATCTTAACAGATCTTTTCTTGATGCGTTCTACTCCACATGTTGCAAAACATGTACAATCGTTCTTCCCAGAACAGATTGAGTTTGCAAGATCCCTTATGGTTTCCGCGAAACGGGTATTCGAGGAACTTAAAGACCATGAGGCCGAGTGGGGGGTGTTTACTAACACTACGCCCTTGGATCACTCGGACAAACCATCTTCTAACGCGCCGCTCCCAGGGTTTTCTAATCCATGGGGGCTAGGCAAACTAGCGTTCATTCCTGAAGCTGCGGGTAAAGTCCGTGTAGTCGCAATGGTTGACTACCTGACGCAAATGCTATTAAAGCCTCTACATCAGGGCATCTTTGATATCTTGCGGTTAATACCA